CGTAGGTGTTGCCGTCCTTGTCAAACTCGATGCCCACATCATCGAAGTTGAGCGACGGCGGTGCAGTCTCGATGGGGGTGGCGCCGGGGATGCTGGCCAGTTCGGTGTCGCGGATGTCGGCGAGCACCTCACCGGCGCCGCCCTCGATCCACGCGAAAGCCGTGCCCAGCGCCGAGTCACCCGCGCAGTCGATCGCCTGAATCGAGGGCCCCGCGGTGGTGTAAAAGGCGGTGTCCACCACGGCGCCGGTCGATGCGTTGATGGTGCGCATTTCCAGCGTGGTGTTGGCCGAGCCCTTGACCCAGCAGACCACGAACTTCGCCAGGTTCAGGTAGGCGGCCGCGATCTTGAAGACCGTTGCCGTCGCGTCCAGTGTCACCGTTGTAGTGCTGGTCGGGTCGGTGCCCGACAGCTTCTTGGCCTTCAGCCCGACGCTGTCGTTGTAGAGCGCCCAGGCGTCGCCGTTGACGCTCACCAGCGCAACCGACGAGGTCGTCGAGGTCAGGGTGGTCTCGCGCACCACGACGGCGCCGGTGTCGCGGTCGATGACGCGGTAAAAGAAGTCGGTCCCGCCCGATCCGTCGTCGGCACCGTAGACCACCAGCAGGTAGCTGGCGCCTGTGCCGAAGGCGGTCACCAGCGCGCCGCGCGAGCCGCGGTTCAGCCGCACCAGCGGGTCGCGGCGCACGCTACACGGGGGCACCGTGTCGAGGTCGGCCCAGCGGTCGAGGCCTGAGCTGTAGCTGTAGAGATGGGGGAGGCTGTCGGTGTAGTCGGGCGAGATCGTCAGCAGGCTGTCGCCCGCCGCCAGCAGCCGCGAGGTCGCCCCCAGCGGGTACGCGCTCGCCCCGACCTCGGTAGACGCCAGCACGCCGTAGAAGCCCAGGCGCTTGGTGAGGGCGCCGGCCAGGGACACCTCGTAGTTGACGAGCTTGGAGGCGGCCCCGAAGGGCAGCACCTTCGGGTCGATGCCCTCGGCGAGGCCTTGCCCGAGCGAGATGTCGATGGGGTTGGGCGCGTCGATCGGGCTCATTGCAGCACCCAGATCGCCGAGGTCCCCGCCGTCGCCGCGCTGATCGAAATCGTCGTGTCGTCGTGGGTGACCTCGTTGAGGAATACCCCGCCGCGCGGGCTCACCGGCCACCAGCCGCGGCATTTCACCCCGGAGGGCAGGCGAACCACCTTGGTCTCGCTGGCCTCCCAGGTGAAGGGGCCGAGCAGCACGCCCGCGGGCGTCTTGCGCGCCAGCTGCTCCTGGTCGTCGGCGCGCTCGCGGCCCGCGCGGTCGGTCTCGGGGTCGCCGGTGAGGTTGCGCCGGGCGGCGCTGCCGGTGCGGGGGGCGGCCATCAGGTCTCCCCCTGCCAGTCCTCGGCGTAGTCACCGGGGCGCGGCTCGACCAGGCTGCGGCGGCGCCCGCGCATCCGAGCCGGCTCGTTGCTGTCGCGGCGGGTCGCGGCGGCGCGGATGCCGGCCTCGATCGCCTGCATCTTGCCGACGTGCGGCCCGATGTCGCCTTTTTCCTTGGTGCGGATGTACGCGCAGCCGTGCTGTACGATCCATTCGCTCGAGGCCCCCGGGGCGAAGACCCGCACGTCGCCGGAGCCCTCGCCGACTGCGGCCAGCACCGGCGCCGGTACGTAGACGACCGAGAGCTTGCCGTACTCGGTGGGCTCGGGAAGGAGCTCGACCTGGTCGCGGTCCTCGTCGACGCCGTCGGCGCCGGCCCCGCCCATCCGGTAGCGCAGCCGCTGGATACGGCCGTCTTCGTCGTTGAGCCACCGGATGCGCTCGTGCTCTTCGTAGGCGGCGAGCTGCACCCAGGGCTTCACGTCGGTGCGCACGGTCACCGGGCCGGCGCCGCCCTCGGTCTCGCTCAGGGTCTGGCGGATCGCGTAGACCCCCAGCACCTGGTAGGTGTCCTGGGCCAGGTCGTAGATCGACGTCCCGGGGGTCAGGTTGATCTCTTGCGTCGTCCGGTACGGCTCGGGCCCGAAGGCCTCGAGGTACAGGTCGAGCAGCAGGCGGGCAGCGATGTCGACCTGGGTGTCCAGCTCGCTGTCGCTGACGTGGTCGTTGTTCTCGTAGCCCGTCGCCGCGCGGATGCGCGTGCGGAGGGCCGAGCCCAGCTGGTATCGCTGCGCCGCCATGCTTTACTCCTCGCCCTCGCAGGCCCGGTAGTGGGCCCGTAGGGCTTCGTCGAGGGCCCCGGCATCCTTCGAGGCCAGGGCATCGAGCACCATCTGCGCCGCGTCGAGGGCCTCGCTCGGGGCCTCTTCCTCGACGTCGACCTCGCCGCTAGGGGGCGGCATCGGGGCCGAGCCTTGCGCGGCGAGCGCGCCCTTCTTGGCCGCCATCAGAGCCCCTGCGCGCTGTTGCGGAAGTGGATGGTGACGCTCATCCGCTGCGTTGCGGTGAGGTCAGCCAGCGCGTTAGCGCCACCGTCGGCGGCGTTGCGGATGCGGATCGCCAGCGTCTTCGACGAGGCCGTAAGATCGCTCTGCACGACCGCATCCTTGTAGGTGGCGAGGGTGTCGTGGTTGCTGTCCCAGTAGCCGAAGGTGATCGACTCGATCCTGGGCAGGACATCCTTGAAGGTGATCGTGTACTTGCCCGTCGCCGGGTGAGCCACGGAGGCCACCGCGTCGCCGCGAAACGTGTCGATGTCGCCGTCGGCAGAGCCGATCAGCGTCAGCGCCAGCGTGGTACCGCGCGGCGTGGTGGTGTGGCTCGGGTAGTGCGTTACGTCGCCCATGGTCGAGCCCCTTTCAGCTGTAGGCGATCTTGATGCGCAGCAGGTTCTTCGGCCGCTTCCAGCCCATCTGCGCGTAGAAGCCCAGGCGCCACTGGTAGGCGTCGGCCGAGGCCTCGGCGCGCATCGTGTTGCCGTCGCGCGAGAGGATGCGCGGGAACCCCTTCTTGCGGGCGTAGATGGCACCGTCCTCGGGCTTGAAGCCGCGCACGACGCCGCGGGGGCAGTTGACGTCCTCGACCAGCTTCACCTTGCGGTTGCCCTGGACGAAGACCACCGACTCGAACTGCACGGTCGGATCGTTCGGCGACTTGGCCAGGTCGATAATGGCCTTGTTGCCGAGGTCCTGCTTGATCGCGAACATCTCCATCGGGTTGACCACCATCACAGTGGGCTGGCAGCCGAAGGCGCTGGCGTGCGCCAGGCCCTTGTTGATGCCGTCGATGGGGTTGAACGAGGAGGCGTCGAAGCGGTGGCCCGACAGCTCGGTGACGTGGGTGCTGCGGTCGACGCTGAAGAACGAGTCGCCGCCGGTCGGCGCGGTCTCGGGGTTCCAGCCTTCAAGGCCCTTCATCTTCGCGTCGTAGTCGCCCTCGGTGTAGAGGTAATCGGACGCCGAGGGGTTGAAGCCGCCGTTCGCGGTGTAGGTGATGACGCCGCTGTCGTGGCCCACCTTGGCCACGGTGCCGGTGCCCGCGCGCATCGTGCCGCTGTTGCCGGTCTTGTTCGGGTTGGCCTGGATGGTCTGCCCGACGAAGAAGTTCACCGCGTCGTACTTGTTCGACAGGGTGAGCTGCGTCGCGCTGTCGTCGGTGCCGATCTGCCCGATCGACCCGGAGCCGTCGCCGTGGACGTGGACGGCGATGGAGCGCTGGAGGATCTCGAAGCTCCCCTCCATCTCGTCCTTGACGCCGTCGATCAGGGACTCTTCGGACTCGATGGCTTCGAGGGTTTCCCCGTCGATGCCACCCACCGCATAGTCCTTGATCGTGGTGAGGATGAACGCCTTCTGCTGGCTGCCGACGCGGTTGGTCTGCGCGGTGGCGAAGACAGCGGAGCGGCCCGCCTGGATGCCCACCTGCACGGGCAGGTAGAGCGAGCGGCCGGGGAAATCCTTGATCGGGATCAGAGCCGCGGTCTGGTTCTGCTCGAGCATCATCTTCATCAGGCGCTTCTCAGGCCAAGCGATCTTCAGCGCTTCCTGGAAGCTCGTATCGGTAAACGTAGCGTTGCCCACGGGAACCTCGCGACGCGATGCGCCGGCTCAGCGTTAGCTGGCTCGGCGCGCCGCCTTCAGACGCGCGACGGCTCGGCGATCCAGCTCTTCGGGGGTAAGGTCGTGCTCTGCCCCAGCGGCCGCCGTTGCCGTCGCTTGACGGACGGAGCGCGGCGGAGTGCCGCGCCCTGGCGCCGCTGGCGCCGCAGGTTTCCCGGGCTCGACCCGGCCTGTTCCCTGCGCAGGGGTCGCGGATTTGGGCGCCGCGCCGCCAAGCTTGTAGTGAGCCGCCGCACGCCTCTCCAGCTCCTTCAGGAGCGAGACGCGGGTGACGGTCTGCCCCGCCCGCTGCATCTGCTGCTGCACGGCGTAGGCGTCGGACATGAGGGCATCGAGGCCGAAGGCCGGGTCGCTCTGGTAGCGGTGGAGGCCGGGGAACACCGCCTCGCCCGCGATCTCCAGGGCCTCGGAGACCATGGAGCGGTCTTGCGCCTGGGCGCGGGCCTCGCGCTCCTGGGCCTCGCGCTGCTCGGTCGCGGTCTTGTCCCGCCTGGCCTGGTCCTCGCGGAACCGGCGCCCCTCCTCCAGCTCGCGTTGAACTTCGTCCGGGATGGGGTTGGACAGGGCATCGGCGAGCGCTTCGGTGAACTTCCGGGGGTCGTGGCCAAGGAGCTTCAGCAGGGCGGCCGGGTTGCTGGCGGCGCGCTCGATCTGCTCGAGGCGCTGGAGCCGGGGCTGCACCTGCTCTTTCCACTGCTCGACCTGGGCGGCGGCCTGCTGGGCCCGCTGCTCGGCGGCGCGCTCCTTCTGCGAGGCGACCGAGAGCTTCTGCTCGGCCTCGGCCTTCATCGCCCTGGTCTTGCGCTCGACCCGCAGGGCCTGACGCAGCGACGGCGACAGGCTCTTCTCGTCGACCTCGCCGGCCTCGACCAGCTCGGAGATCGACTTGCGCACCTTCTTGCCGGCGTCGGGCTCGGCGCCCTCTTCGGGAGCGGCCTCGCCCTCGACCGCAGCCGGGGCCTCTTCGGGGGCCTCGGGCGCAGCGCAGGGGGCGAGGCGGTGCAAGTGATACGCGGCGACGAGTCCGAACGGCCCGCGCACGTCCCTTCGGCGGGGGCGGCGGTCTCTTCGACGCTCATGACGCCTCCTTGATGGAGATGGCGGCGATAAGAGCAGCATCGGGGATGCCATCGGGGAGCAGGTCCCGCATGATCTGCATCCTCATCGCGCACAGCGCATCGGCGCGGGCCCCGAGCTTGGCGGCCTTCTTGACCATGTTCTCGGCTTGGACCTGGAGGATCGCAGCCTCTTCGGTCAGGCACGTCTCCTCGTCGGTCAGCTCTGTCTCTTTGCAGGCCAACGCCTCGACGACGCGCTCGACCTCCGAACGACCGCAGGGACGCGTCGGCAGGTCGAGGCTAGCGGCCAGGGTGGCGAGGAGTTCTTGGGTGGTCATGCGGCGGCGAGCTCGGGGGGCAGCGCGCCAGCGTCAGGGGCAGGCCCCGGCGGCGCGACAGGAGGGGCAGCGGGGGGCGCCGGTGGAGGCATCAACGCTTTGCAGTCGCTAATCCACTGGCGAAGGAGGTCCATACGGTCCTCGGGCACGTCCCAGAGCCTCCACTGCATGTAGTGGCGGACGGCGACGAGGACGCAGAGCGAGAGGTTGTAGAAGGGCTCGGGGGCCGAGTAGTCGCCCGCGTCGAGCATCTTCTCGAGGAGCTTCTCGACCAGCTCCCAGGCGGCGGTGACCGTCGAGAAGACGGCCTCCGTGTCGGGGAAGTCCATGAGCTTCAGGATCTGCTCGCCGGGGATGCCGAGTTTGTCGGCAAACCCGCTGTTGAGCATATCCATGATCGTCTCCAGCCGGCCCTGGGGCGTCGACGGCAGGAGGTTGGTTGGCCACACCTGGAGCGCGTAGCTGCCCTCATCCAGCTTGACGTCGGACCAGCCGATCTTCTCGACGTGGCTCTTGGCGCGAAACACGACGTCGTAGCTGGCGTCCTCGTCGGACAGCCGCTCCATCATGCGGACGATCTCGCGGGCCGTGTCGATGTAGAAGCGCTCATAGCTGCGGGCGAAGCTGATGAACCGCTTGCTCTGGAGGTCGGCGGTCATGCGCACGGCGACGCCGGACACGACGCCCGCCTGCTTCTCGCTGCGGCTTGCGGCCTGGCTGGTCCCGCTGATCTGGAAACACCAGTCGACCAGCTGCTTGACCCAGTTGTAGACCTCGGGGGCGACCGCGGGGAAGACGATCGGCACCGGCGGGTTGCGGTCGAACTCAATGAAGGTCTTCGCGTCGCTGGTGAAGTGCCCTTTGTTGATCTTGCTGCCGCGCTCGATGCCCACCTTCGTGTGGGTGTGGGCCTCTTGCCCCTCTTCGATGTCCGCGGTGGCGACGTTCAGGGCCCGCTGGAGCTTGCGCAGCTCGTCGGCGAGGCCCCGGGGGTAGAAGCCCGCGGTGGGCCGCTTCCAGCGCAGGAAGGCGAAGGGGAAGGTCTGGCTGGTCCACTCTTCGTCGTAGAGCGTGGTCCCGCTGACGGCGATGACGTGCCGCCCATCACCCGCATCCTTTCCGGAAGGCAGGTGCCACGCTTCGACGACGCAAACCTGGTCGTTCTCCGCATCCTCCCAGCGCCACGACTGGTCGAGAACGTCGTGCGACGCCTTGATCTGCTCGGCGCTGTCCGGGTAGAGCTCGATCAGCACCTGGCGGTCAACCCAGCGGGTCAGGTAGATCGCGCGGGGGTGGCCGTAGTAGCCGTCCCGGCGGTCCACCCACAGCTCGTAGGGCAGCACGCGCTCGAGGCACACGCGCCCGTCTTGCTCGTCGATCCGCACGGCGCCGTAGCCGCAGACCAGGGCATCCAAAGCGCACTGGCTGGCGATGTCGTCGAAGTCGGTATCCGAAAAGATCCCCTCGATGAACTTGCCCATGCGCTCGCCCTTGCGGCGCAGGGTGAAGTCGCCACCGGCGGTGAGGAACATGGGCCTCGGCCGGCTCTGGATGATCTCGGCGTGCACCGTGTCGCAGCAGCTCCTGATCATGTTCAGGGCCAGCCGCCCCTTGATCTCGGTGCGACGGACGGCGAAGTCACCGAGCACGAGCCCCAGCGCCTGCCAGTCGTCGTAGAGGCACAGGGCCTCCAGGAGCGCGGTGATCCGATCGCCCTGCATCTGCTGGATGCGCCGCACCGTTCGGAAGACGGCGCCGGCCACATCCGTTTCGTCATCGCGCCACCAGCGGAGGTCAGCCGTCATCGTCGTCCTCCTCGGGCGAGAGGTCGTCGGCGGGGCCCTGGCGCTTCACGGGCCGCGCCCCGACGGCGCCCCAGAGGGGGTCGTCCTCGGGCGGGGGCTCCAGCGTCGTGGCCCTGGGGGAGGGCGCGGGCGCCGGGTTCGTCACCACGAGGGACGGCGAGGGAGGCGCCGCGACCAGCACAAATTCCACGGTCACCTTGACGGCGCCGTGGCTTTGGAGCGTCACGAGAGCCTCTTCGATTCCCACGGCGACCAGTCTGCGGGGGCCCGGGCTGCCATGCTAGATCAACGTTGTATCAACGTATCAAGCAATACACCTATCAAGCCCGGACGTGATACGGTGGGGCATGGCTACACGTCAGCCCGTTAGCGTCCCCGGCCCCACCCTCGAACGTCTGCGCGCTATCCGCATGGTTGAGCAGCGCGGCACCTACGGCGAGGTCATCGCCCGGGGCGTCGACGCCCTGCTGGCCAGCGACAAGGAGCTGGCGGCGAAGGTCGCGAAGGTGCTGGAGGCGGTGGCCGCGTGAGCACCCTGCTTCGCGACTACGCCAACGAAAGCTCAGCCCGCCATGCCTCGATCTCCGAGGCGGCGTGGTCGAGCGTCCGCGCCACCTTCCCGCGCCCCCGGACCAGCCCCGAGCGGCACGCGCTGCGGGTCCGCGCCGCACACCTCATGAGGCTCTGGCGGCCGGACATGCGCACCGCAAAGCACTGGTGGCTCAGTCGCCTCGACGTCGAAGAGATGAAGCTCGCGCACTTCGACCTTCTTCGCGACCTCCTGGCGGTGAACCCATGAGCGCCGCCAACAAGGGCCGCAAGCGCCACCGCACCCGCAACGGGCGCAAGCTCCAACGTGCCACCCAGGCCTCGACGGCAGCCCGGCAGCCCTGCCCTCTATGCGACATGCCGCCCGCCGCCTGCCGCGGGCACGGGCCCAAGGTGCGGGCCCCGGAGGGCGCGACCGTCTACACCGGTGCCCCGAAGGCCACCCGGTGACCTGCCAGGGCTGGCCGCCAGCCCCCGAGGCGCCGGTGTGCGAGCGCAACGTGCCGCTGCTGCGCCGGTGGAAGCAGAAGCTGACGGAGGCCAAGCGCGCGCTGGTCGACCTGGGCGAGCAGATGTGGCGCACCCCGCGAGAAACCCCGGAGTGGAAGGCGCTGGCGAGGCAGCTTGAACACCTCGAAAAGAAGCGCGACCACTTCCGCGGGGAGATCGTCCACCGCCCCACCGACAAGTGCTCAGGCGGCGCCAAACCCCCGAGCCCGTAGCCACGCCTCGGTGATCGGGTTGGGCAGCGCAGCGGCGAAGGCGCCGGCCTCGTCGGGGCTGGCAAAGGTGCGCTCTAGCCCGAAATCGTCCTCGCCCCAGACCACCACGCGGGCCTCGTCGACGACGACGCGCACGGTGCCGTTGCGGGCCGTCGGGTACCAGTCGCCCACGGTGGGCCAACGGAAGGTTTTCACATCCACCCCAGCCGCTGCTCGTCGCGGCGGTCCTGGTCCTGCTCTGCCATCATCTCGCGCTCCCCGTCGTCGAAGCCGTCGGCGGCCCGATCGGCCTCGATGTCGTTGAGGTGCTCGCCGGCCAGCAGGGCCAGCGGCGGCGCGTAGTCGGCATGCCGCCCGTCGCCCGTGGTCGGCAGGTGGATCGCCACCCCGTTGGTCGTCACCCGACGGCGCACGCTGAGCAGGTCGGCCCGCACGGTGGGGTCCGGCGGTAGCTCGATGCCCGGGGGCTGCTCGGGGCCGAGCGGGGACAGCCGCAGCCGCAGCGCGTCGAAGGCCAGGAGCTTGCTGGCCGCGGTCCAGGTCTTCTCGATCAGCACCAGGCCGGCGTCGCTCGCGGGCTCCCTGGCGAAGTCGAAGCCCCACTGGTCGGTCATCAGGTACTCGACCCCATAGGGCCGCAGCTCGGCGGCGATCTCGGCGAGCACCGCACGGGGGGACAGCGGCGCCGCGCGCGAGCCCACCCACTGCCGGGCGAGGTCGATCACGAGGCGGCCGCTCTCGAGGTGGGCCACCACCACGGTCCAGGCGTTGCCGCGGGTGGCGGGATCCATCGCCGCGGCGTACTGGCGGCCCCGGCGCGGGGGCAGGGTGACGTCGCCCGCGCGGGTGGCGCGCTCGACCTCGACCGAGCTGAGGAGCGCGGTCTCCGGGTCGGCGAACTCCGCATCGATCTCGGTGCGGGCCAGGTCGGCGCCGCCGGGGCGAGCGCGGAAAGCGGCGATCCGCTCGGGGGTCCACCACACGGGGTTCATCACCGCGGCGGGGGCGCGGATCACGACCAGGTCGGCGCCGGGCTTGCCCCACCGCTCCTGCACCGTGTCGTAGATGGGCCCCTGCGGCGCCCAGGGCGAGCCGATCGCCAGCAGCTGGGCGCCGGGGAGCAGGCGGCCGAGGACCGCGGCGCGGGCGTCGCTGAAGTTCACGACCGCCTCGTCGCCGCTCATGCGGGGGGCCTCGTCGAAGATGGCACCGGCCGACCAGCGGGCGACCAGGGTGCCACCGGCCTTGCTGCCCGCGACCACCTTGATCTCGACCGGGCGGCCCGAGGGGTGGCGCAGGGTAATCGAGTCGGCGGTGGGCTCCTCGACCAGCAGGGCTTTGAGAATCGGCTGGGCGAGGACGTGCCCGCAGATGTGGCCGTAGATCACCTTCGCGGTGTCGAGGGACAGCGACAGCACCGACACCCGGGCGACCTCGCCGGCCCCGAGGCGCGAGAGGTCCACCGTCTGCGTCGCCAGCACGGCGGCCGCGGCCGCGGTGAGGCTCTTCGCGGCCCGGATGCCCGCGATCAGGTAGACCTCGAGCGGACGGCCCGCCAGCAGGGGCAAGGCGCCGGCCCCGCCGAGGGCGGCGACGACGTTGGGGTCCTGGGCGAGCTCGCCCAGCGGGTGCCCGCCGATCAGCCGGCAGATGGCCCGCTGCACCGGGGTCGCGGTCGTCAGGGCGAACCCCGCTGGGGAGGTCAGCAGGTCTTCGAGGGTGACCGGCTCCTCGGGGGTGACCGGGGGCGCCGGCTTCTTCTTAGCGGCCATGGCGCCCGATCTGGACCAGCTTGGCGGCGCACATAGTCCGCTGAAGGTCGATCAGCGTGGCGACGGGGGCGACCCGGACGCGGCGCCGCAGCAGGGGCAGAGGCCTGACGGGCTCGCCAAACTCGTCGCCGGCCCAGCGCAGGGCCCGGAGCAAGGCGGCCTCGAGCTCGGGGTCGATGGGGTCAGCCACCAGCGCCGCCCTTCAGCCCCGCGAGCCCGCCAGCGGCCCGCTGTGCGGCCAGGGCCTGGGCCTCGACCATCGCGTCGACCAGGCCGCCGCCCTTGCGGTAGAGCTGCCGCAGCTCGGCCGCGGCCTTCAGCTTCAGCCCCGCGGCCTTGCCTCGGATGTCGGCGCGGTCGGCGGGGTCATCGACGGCGTCGGCCTCGTGGTCGATCTGGTCGGCGGCCTCGACGGCCTGCTGGATCAGCTCGTGGGCCTGGATGAGGGCGGCGTCAGGGGTGCGGCTGGCTTCGAGGACGGCCCGAGCTTCCTTCAGCTCCTGGCTGATGGCCGCATGCGTCAGCCCCCAGGCGGCGGCCTGGTGTGTAATCCACTTGGGTGCAGGGTCACCCTTCCGAAGCATGGCTAGGTAGATGGCCTGCCGCTCGGTCGGGGTGGGGGCGCCGGCCTTGCCGCTGGTGGGGTCCACCACGGCCAGGTGGACCTCGGTAACCGCCCGGTGACGCAGCGGTTTTGGCCGGGTAGCCTGGGGCTTACGCAAAGCGTTCACCACCGCGGGGCCTCCCCGCCCCGGGCGTGCAGCTCGGCCGCCAGGTCGGCGACCTCTTGGCGCTCGAGGGCCAGGTCGCGGCGAAGGCGCCGGGTCTCGGCCACCTCGCGCCACGAGGCGGTGTCGGTGTCGCGGTCGTGGGCCCAGGCCTCGGCCCGGACGGACCAGCCCTCGGGGGGACGGTGGGCCGGGTCGGCGAGGAGGGCGTCGAGGTCGATCATGCGGTCTCCAGGATCGAAAGTTGCCGGGTGGCGTCGATGCACCCGGGCGAGAGCCACAGGCGCTCGCGGTGGCGGTTGGCGTTGTTGCCATCTTCGCGTTGCGACCCGTAGCCGCCGCGCGCCTTCCACGGCACACAGCGCCACGACGAGGGCATGTCGTGCTCGCCGTCGAGACCGGCAAGGACGATCCGCATATCCTTGCGCTTGCCGGCATCGACGGCCCATTCGCGCACCTCGGATGAGAGTTTGGTGCCGGTGCCGCCTGCGGCGTATTGCTGCTCCCCCTCGGCGTAGGGAGGATCAAGGAACACGCCGGTCAGACCGTGGCGCCACGTCACCGAGTCACCGCAGACGCGGGACCAGTCACCGCAGGCAACGCGCACACCGCGCAGCCGTGCGGAGAGACCGGCGAGGTAATCGAAAAGTTCGCCCATCCCCGCGTCCCCGAGGTGCGGGAGCTTCCGGTGGACGCCCCTCCCCGCGTTCCCGAGGTGCGGGAGTTGCCGGTGGACGCCCCTCCCCGCGTTCCCGAGGTGCGGGAGCTTCCGGTGGACGCCCATCCCCGCGTTCCCGAGGTGCGGGAGTTGAACGGGTGGACGCCCATCCCCGCGTTCCCGAGTCTCGTCACACCAGCCGGTGCCGATCCACGCGCACGCGCCCCAGACCCACCAGCCTGCGATCTTGGCGTCAAAGAACGCCGGGTCAGCGTCGAGTGAGGCGGCGAGCGTGGGCAGTTGCGCGAGGAGCCACTTGTGACGGGCGTGCAGGTCGGTCTCGTTGACCGGCCAGTCGCACGCGGCGGCCACGCCGTTCGGGTCGGCCTGCAACGCGCGCCAGAAGTTCGCCAGGAAGGCGCTGCGGTCGTTGACGGTCTCGGTTTTGGGCTCGTGAGGGCGGGCGAGAAGCACGGCGCCCGAGCCAAAGAACGGCTCGACGTAGTTCGTCACGTTGCCAAGCGCATCCCACACAAGCGGGGCCGCGCGAGACTTGCCTCCGAACCATGGGAAGGGTGCGCGAAGGTCGGCGGTCACAGGGGCGTCTCCTTGCCCGTCTGGCGGGCCTGGTGGGGGTAGAGGCCCCGGCAGGTCGCCCGGGCCTCCTCGGCGGCGCGCTGGGGGCTCGGATCGCCGGGGTGGCTAGGGCAGACGGGGCAGCGGACGGGGTTGCCGCAGAAGGGGCAGAGGACGCGGCGAGGATGGGCGCCGGTATCGTTGCCCCGCTTCTCATTGCCCCTTGGGGAATCGATGCTTTTCTCTGTGTTTGTGGGCGCCGAAGTGGAGAAGTAGGTTCTCACTTCCCCACCCCCTGAAAGGGGTGGGGAAGTGAGAACCATCACTTCCCCGTCGGCTTGGGGAAGTGATGGGGAAGTGATGGGGCAACGAGCAGCAACCGGCGCCTTTTCAGCGGGTTTCTCATTGCCCCAGGTGGGGAAACGATGCTCGGAAATCATCGGTCATCTCCCCAGCGAGATTCCCCGGAGGAATCATCATTGCCCCTCGATTCCCCATCGACCTTCGCACCGATGGGGAAGTGACAGCCGGGCAGGCCAAACCACACCGTCCGCCACTCCCGAGCCCGCACGACCCGGCCGCAGCCGACGAGGTCCGTCAGGGCCTTGGACTTGGCCTCCTTGTTCCCCTTGACCTTGCCCAGCAGGTCGCCCGAGGCCATCGCCCCGAGGGCCCCCAGCAGGTCCAGGATCGACCGCTTGCAGCGTTCTACGGCCCCGCCCTCGACGACCTCGGGGGTGATGGGGGCGCCGGTCTCGGTGAGGCAGGAGAGGCGCACGCCGGGGGTCATGCCGCTCTCGGGGTCCTTGTCCCCCTCGTCGACGATGCGGCAGCTCCAGGACTCCTGGAGGGCGCCCCACTGGCTCTTGCCGTGCTCCAGAACGAGCTGGCCTTCGCCGCGGCTGTCGACGACCCACTGTGAGGACCACTCGCCCTGGATGGCCGAGGAGCCGCGGCCCCGGAAGCGGGCCTCGCGCTGGCCCTCGGCGGGGGGCTTGCCTTCGTGGTGCAGGACCACCACCGCGCAGCCCGTGACCTCGCTGGCCCGGGCCAGGATGCCCATCAGGTGGCTGACGCTGCTGCTGTTCTCGTCGAAGCCCGCCAGGAGCTTCGCCAGCGAGTCGATCACGACCAGGTCGAAGCCGGTGAGGGCCTCGGTGAGCGCGGCCTCAGCGGCCCCGTCCTGGAGCGACAGAGGGGGGAAGCAGGCGAAGAAGATCCGGGCCGCGAGCGTGGCCAGGTCGAGCCCGCGGCCCGCGGCCAGGCGGGTCAGGCGCTGGCGGGTCAGGTACTCGCCCACCTCCAGGTCGAGCAGGAGCACGCGCCCCGGGCGGTCGACGGGGATACCGCCCCAGGCGGGGGTACCTGTGGCCACCGACAAAACGAGATCAGCGGCCAAGAGAGTCTTGCCGCTGCCCGCGTAGCCGATGATCCCCGTGGGCCGCCCTGGGGCCAGGTGCAACCGCTTGCAAAGCCACGGCACAGGCGGCGGCGGCCCTGTCCAATCCCCCACCGAACGCATCCCCAGGGGCAGAGGCTTGGGGGCCTCGGGGTCCGGGGGCGCCTGGCCCGGCTCGTCGCTGGGAGCCGCCTCACCGCTGGCGGCGCGGGGGGTGAAGCGGAGCTCGGGCACCTGCCGGGGGGCGCGGGCGCCGGCCCGGAGGCCCGAGCGGATGGTGTCGAGGTTCTTGGGCTCGTCGGCCCAGCTGGCGGCCCGGGTGACCCCGAGCAGCGCGGCCTCGATCTGGTCGGCGCTGAGGGTGCCGTAGTGGAGGAGGCCCCCGAGCTGGTAGGCCTTGGCGCGCAGCGTGTTGTGGCGGCTGCCCTTGGGGGCCCGGCGCACGTCGTCGACGGCGCCCTCGAGCGCCCGGGCGCAGAACCGCTCGGGCCCGAAGCCCTCGGCGGGGGCGGCGCTGGTCCGGGGGCGAGGCGCGGGCTGAGGCGGGGGGGCCTCGCGCTCGCGCTGCTCCGCCAGGGCGGCGTCAACGTCCAGGGGCCCGCCGTCGAGGGCGCGGCTCTGGTAGGTGAGCTCGCCGCCGGGGGGCACCGCGGGCAGGAACCAGAGGCGGCTCGGGTCGCGGCAGGCCTCGTCGATCTGGTGGCCGGCCTCGGCGCAGCGGGTCGCGGCCCAGCGCCAGAGCGGCCCGTACTCGGCGCCGGTGACCGCCCGGGACAGGGCCACGATCACCCGGAACCGGGGCCGCTCGGGGGTGTGCGAGTAGCTCGTGTGCAGCAGGCCCAGGCAGCCGCGCCACAGGTCGAGCGCGTCGTCGATCGAGGTCGGGGCCTCGCCCTCGGCCGCTTCGTAGTCGAGGACCAGGGCGAACACCGCCTCAACCCCGGCCTTCGCCCGGCGGTCCCCCGCGAAGATGGCGGGGCTCCAACCGCGGGCGCGCACCTTGTCGACCAGCACGACGGGGCGCCGCCACCAGCCGTGGCCAAGCAGGGTGGGCCAGGTCTCCTCCTGGCGGGTGCCCTGGGGGTCGGTGAGGGAGCCCCACACCGTGATCGCGAAGCTCTCGTCGAGCACGGGGGCGGCGTCACGCATGGCGCAGTTCCTCCCCGCGCAGCTCTTGCTCGACGGCGATCGCCAGCCCCACGAGCAGGCCCTTGGTGTAGGGCAGCGTCATTTTCCCGGCGACCTGGCCGGCGATCTTGTGGACCAGCACCATGCCCCTGCCCTGGCGGGTCAGGGTGACGGTCTCCTGACCCTCGCCCCACTGGAGCAGTGCCTGCTTCACGCCCCCACCTCGATCCGCACGCGCATCAGCGGGCTCTTGGTGACCTCCTGGGCGTAGGCCCAGGTGATCGGGCCCTTCGGCCCGTCGTCCACGCCCAGCCACTTGGCCACGGCGTCCCGCACCGCTTTCAGCGACCCGCTGAGGTTGTCGGTGTCGAGGGCCCGGCGGCCGATCCGGGTGAGGGTGATCGTGGGCTTGCTGGCGGCGATGGGCTCGGGGTCGAAGCCGCTCGCCTGGAGGTGCGCCGCGGTCGTCTGCCGCTGCGTTTTGACCCGCTTCGCCTTGGCGAAGTGGTGGTCGCGGCGGTTGGCCTCGGAGACCGTCTCGCAGTCGAAGGAGGCGAGGATCATCACTCGACCTCCTTCAGCGCCTGGGCCAGCTCGCTGGCCAACTGGCGGGCCCCAAGTTCACTCGCGGCGATCTCGGTAGCGGCGGTTTTCACCGCTTGCTCAGCCTCCGCCCTGGCCTTGCACCAGTGGCGGTGACGGTCGGCCATCCCGGCGATCTTGCCGATCAGGTCGAGCACTTCGACGGGGAGGGCCACTAGCGCGCCCCCTTGTCTTCGCGGGGGCCCTCGGCGCGGGCGACGCGAACGAGTGCGAGGGCTGGCTGAGGGACGAGGATGTTGGTATGAAGTTTCAAGGGAGTTCCTTTGGTCAGACAGAGGAATCGCCTGGGGTCGTCCTGGCAGACGGCTCCGGGCGGGTGGGGTTTGTGAGTTCGTCGGCGATGCGCTCACAGAGCGACCGCAGGGTCAGCTCGTCGGCATCGCGAGAGGCGGCGATCAGCTCGGCCGCCAGGGTGCGGAGGTCGCGGGCGAGCACGGCGGCGCCGGCCTGGGCGCGGCCCTCGCCGCGGCCCGTGGTCCTGCCCGCGTCCCAGGCGCGCTCGGCCAGCACCAGCGGGGACTCGGCCCCGCCGAGCTTGGCGACGCGCTCTTGTTCGCACTGGACCCACAGGGCAGCGGCGACGCTCGGCATGCGTCAGCCCTCCCCGCGCAGCGCCAGCGCGTCGCCGGGCGTGGGGGTGAAGAGGTCGGAGACCATCTACGCCGCCCCCCCGCCGAGCTTGGCCTCGACCTCGCGGATCTTCTTCTCGATCGCGTCCTTGGCCCGCAGCGCCGCCCGTGCGCGCTCGCCAGCGGCGGCGGCATCCAGGTGCAGGGCCGCCAGCAGCGCAGGCGAGGGCGCCGGCTCGGGGCGCCGGGGGGGCAGCGGGAAGGTGTAGACCTTGGCCATCAGGCGGCCGCCTTGCTCACGCCCTGCGCCGGCTGCACCCACGCATCGACGGGGATGCCCAGCAGATCGCGCAGCCGGATGGCCCACTCGAGGCCGGGGCGCCGGTCGCCGAAGAGCCACTGGGCCAGCATGCCGGTCGTGGCATCGACCTGCCGCGCCGCCTCATTCATCGACCAGCTGCGCCCCTCGATGGCCTGGCGAAGCAGGCGGGAGCCCTCGGAAAAGAGGGAGCCAAGTCGAGTGCGGCGAAGCGCGGGGAACGCCATAGCCCCAAGGTAGTTCCTTGCGAGACTAGGTGCAAGTAAAACTAGTGGCGGCGACCCTGTACGGCCGAAGGGGGCCGCGAGGGCAGTTTTATCCTACACTAGCGCACCTAAATGACACCCCGGCCTAGTTCCTCTTGAAACTAGTTACGGAAAGAACCATGTTGGGGGACATGACGAACCGCACCGCTGCCGCCCCCGCCGACCTGACCGACACCGCCGCCAGCCTGGCCGAGGACAACGACCTCGCGCACGCCCTCTGCTGCGTCGACGACCTCCTCGGCGCCGGCCCTGCCGCCGAAGGCCCGGCCGAAGTGGTGGGCAACCTGCTCGCCAGCCTGGCCTACCTGCTGCGGGCGACGGCGTGCAGCCGCTCGCGGGCCTCCCTGACCGAGTGCGCCGCGGTCTACGAGCGCGCGGCCCGCTGCCTCGCCGACTGGCGGGTCGCGGTCGGCTGCGAGGACTGGGCCGCCGTCGACTTCAGCCAGGCGGAGACGGTGGCCTGCATCGAGTGCGACGACCGGCTGCACACCCTGAAGGCGGCGCTGCTCGACGCCTCCGCCGGGGTCGACGGGGGCGTCTACCGCCGGGTTCTGCGCGCGGCGTGAGCGGCCGGGGGCCCCGGTCCGCCGCCGTCCGCCCCCTGCGCCCGCGAGGGCTGCACCGCGCACGCCGGCAGACCCGGGCTCACGCCCACCACCCGAGGAGATGACCATGGATACCAACGAAGCAATGTCGGACCTGCGCCGCATGATGAACGACCGGAAACTCAGCGCGTCCGATGCCGCCGCGCTTGATGTTGTGGACAGGATGCTGCGCGATCTCCGCGCGGCGCAGATCCTGAAAAACGCGGTGAGCGCGGGTCTCATTTCGCCAGAGGAGCACGACGAAAAGCTGAGGCGTCTGCCCACGTTCATTCCCGCCCGGTCGGACTCGGGCGCAGTCGAGTCTCCGGTGAAGTGCTGCGGGTGCATCCACCCAATCGGCCAGGCACTCGACCTGGCGGCGTCTCGCAACCTCCCTCTCACGCTGATCCCGCAGCGCGTGGGGCATGACTACCGATGGGCCGCCAGCCTCGGCGGCACGTCCCGACGTGGTTGCACCCCGGGGGACGCCGCCAACGAGCTGCTGTTGGCCCATGTGGGTCAGTCGCCTCGCTGACCACGCGACGCCCCGCCCGGGGTGTCCAGGCCCGGCGGCGAGCGCCCTCGCCCCCGGACCCGGCCGCACCGACGCCCACCACCCCGATCCCGGAGACCCCGACCGATGCCCACGCCTGACCCCGCCCGCACCCTCAAAGCCCTCGGCGCCTGCCGGGAGGCACGAGCCGCCGCCAAGCCGTTCGGCACCCCCCAGATGGCCTACCTCCACTGCCGCCGCGGCGATCACCTCGCCTGGTATTTCAGCCGCCTGGCCCAGGGTACCGACTGGGGCAGCCCCGAGCACCGCCGCGCCGCGCTGGTGTCGGTGATCTGCGCCCGGTACGCCCTGCCCCACGTCCCCGAGGCCCACCGCGGGCAGATCGACGAGATCCTCACCCAGATCGAGGGCTGGGCCCGTGGCACCGCCTCCCTCACCCGGGCCGACCTGCTGGCGCTGCGCCAGCGGACCCTGGAGATCCGATCAACGCTCTGGCGTGTCGCCGCCTACGCCGCCTACGCCGCCACCTACGCCGCCCCCTACGCCGCCCCCTACGCCGCCGCCTACGCCGCCGCCGCCGCCTACGCCGCCGCCGTCTACTGGTCCGCGCGCCAGGTCGCCAGGGAGACCGCCCTGCGCGATCTGGCGCGGCTGATCCGCGCCGAGTTCCCCCGCTGCCCGCTGCCCGGAGGTCTCTCGTGATCCCCTCGATCCTGCCCCCCTCGCGCCCGGCGACGACCCTGCCGGCGCCCCCGCCTCCCTCGCTCGATGCCCTCCGGGCTGCGGCCCGCGAGCGCCTTGACGAGGCCATCCTCGACGTCGAGGCCGAAGAGCTCGTCCTGCCTGCCTCGTTCACGGCACCGTGCGCCGACTGCGGCGCCCCTCGGCTCTCGATGGTCGAGACCACCTGCCCCGAGTGCGCCGCGACGCGCGAGATCGCGGCCGCCCTCGACGGGCCGCCCGCCCTGCTCACCAGCTGGGGCAGCGCTGAGCGCTGGCGCCGGGTGACGCGATGATCGGCGTCCTCTTGCACCTGGCGGCCCTCGCCCCTGCGGCGGTGGCCACCCACGTCGCCAGCGCCGCCCTCAGTCTGCTCGGCCGCGGCACCCCCGACCCCAGCGAGGTCGACCAGCTCGGGGCCGAGTGCGACGCGCTGCGGGCAGAGCGCGACCTGGCCCGCGCCCAGCGCGAGGAGTGGAAGCAGAACGCGGTCGACGCCGCCCGGCGCGACCTCGAGCACCTCATCGAGCGCGACGACGCCCGGACCCTTGCCCACGAGGCGAAGCTCGAGTTCAGCGCCGCCCGCGAGACCTGCGAGCAACTGCGGGGCGAGCTGGCCGACTGGCGCGGCATCGCCGCCAGCGAGCAGCGCGAGGCCGCCGAGGTCCGGGCCCAGCTCGACGAGCTGCGGGGGTTGGCGCTTAACGCCATCGAGTCCCGCGAGCGTCTCAAGGTGGCAAATGGTGGGGGAGTCGCCACCGATTCCGAGGCCATGGTGATCCGGGTCGATTGCCAAGATGCGTGGGCGGCCCTGGTCAAAGCGGTGAAGCCGTGACCGGCCCCATCGTCTCGGCCCACGAGGACGGCGATGACCTCATCGGGGTGCCCCTCGGGTCCTGCCGCCACTGCTCCTGCCCGCTGGTGAGCGGCGACCTCTGCCCCTGGCACAAGCCCCAGCCGCGCCCCGCGCGTCGCAACCGGAGCCTCGCCTCGAACCTCGCCCTGGCCACCCTGCGCCAGCGCGGCTCGCTCACCCCGGCCGAGCTGGCCCCGATCCTCGGCTGCTCGCAGATCAAGGCCGGGGGCGTGCTCTGGGATCTGGCCTTTGCCCGCAAACCTGCCCTGGCCGTGCGTACCCGCCGCGCCCTCTACCTGCCCGCCCCGGAGGCCCCATGACCCGCCCTGACCAGCTGCTCGACCTCGTGGCGGACCTCTGCCACCTCGCCACCCGCCGCGCCCCCGGCGCCCGCTCGCTGCCCTACCTCCACCCTGCGTCGGTGGCCCTCGCCCGCGCCGTGCGCCTCGGCGCCACCGGGGCCCGCGTCGCCGGCCTCCGGGCCTGGCTGCTCGACCTCAGCCAGGACCGGAGAGGGGTAGCGGCATGAGCTACCAGGCCCGTGATGGCAAGGGGCGCGTGCTGCACGAGGGCGCCGACTTCCTGGCGGTCCTCGCGTGGCACCGGCTCACCGAGCACAGCCAGCAGGTGACCGACGGCGACACGCTGCTGGCCTACCGCACCAGCCACCCCGAGGGGAAGGCGCTGCTCGAGCGCCGCACCCGGCAGGCTCGCGCCCGGGGGAAAAGCCTATGAGGCCCCCCTACTTGTGGAAGGCCCGC